GGGTCAGTGCTCCCGTGGTCATAGTGTCAATTAGACTATATGTAACACCATCGTTCAGGCTACCCTTAATATCAACATCGTGCGTTGCACTGGCCGTCTGGCCATCAACTGATACCGTCACGATATCAATAAGGATCTCATTACGACTGCTGGGAAGCTCGGCTACATTGAACTCTAGGGTTTCAGCTTGGACAATTACTCCAAACTTGCCGAAGACCCCAAGCGCCTTCTGGATGTTAGTAGGATGATATTCGCGCATTACTCCCCCGATGCCTTGCGGATTGGTTCTTCTGGATCATGGAACGGAACAAGATCAGCGAGCTTCTGTAGGCTGCTGCCCTTGTTCGCTAGGTCAGCCGAGCTAATGCTGTTGTCCTTGAGGAACTGACGGGCCACGTTGAGATCCGCTGGGCAGTAGTCCCCAGACTCCAACTTGACCAGCAGTTCCTTGGTCAGCAAGCCGTGCAGATCGGCCAGCAACTTGTCGATGTTGTCGGTCATTCCAGCACCCACACCTCGACATCACCACCATCGGGGTTGGTGGACATCACGATCTCTGCCCGCAGGTAGCGAGTCAATGGCGTGTCTTGGTGATAGTAATTGCCAGACTGAGCCGTAGTGACATCTGCCCACACACCGGGTTCATCTGAGCCAAGGATGCTCTGGATCTTGCTGGTGAAAACCATGCCAGATGCAGAGGTGAGAACGTGGACAGCACCCTTCTCTAGTTCACTGCCCTTGTAATCTGTGGTCCAAGTAACATACTTGGTTCCGGTCTCTGCACCTGCATACGTCGCTTCGCCCACTTTGCGAGTCTTCATGTCTGTCTCCTACTTGATAGATGAAATGACAAGGGCACTGACAGCAGGAATAAGACCCCCCATCAACCCCCAGATACCACAGCGGACCTTGAGCATGGCAATCTCTTTCTCCACCTGTGTCATGCGGTCAATCATGTATTGCTGCACTGTGCGTGCATTGTTCCGCTCGTGACGGATCTCCTGTGTTAGACGGTTGATCTCTGTCATCACGAGTTTGCGATACTCATCCCAGCCGTTGCCGTCTGCCATGTTATTACTAAATCTTGTGGCCGTAGACGATGAATCTGACGTCAGAAGACAGCGCAGGAGACTCAAACAAGAATCGGTGGTAATCTGGAATATCGTAGATTGATATATTGTTTACACTAGCCTCTCCTACCTGATCTGCTGTCATAGAAATCTTCTGGCCAGAGGTTGCCGGTAAGTAGAGTTTGTAACTGATCGTTGTTGGGTGGTCTGTGGTGTTGTGGCGCTGCGTCCTAAACCGGTAATACCAAGAGTAGTTCGATCCGTTAGTGCTAACTTCGGAGTAGACATACTTACTAACATCGCCTCCCCATCTGATGTCGGTTATGACAACCGTGTAGAAGAGATATTGGCTGTCATACCAGCTTGGTGCTCCCCCCGTCCACAAGTTGTAAGCTGTATTTACCCCTACACTCGTCCCCGAGGCTAAGGCAGTATAAACTAGATCAATCTTAGACCCGGTTCCTGCACCAACAACAGTGTCTACGTAGTCTTTGGTAGCCGCATCATCTGCTACTGAAGGAGTCAGTAGATTGGTGATACGCTGATTGTTGAGGTCAAGAGCCCCCGTAGGCACCCCAATCTGGTTCAGGGCCACATTGCCTAGCTCCGTCAGCCAGTCAGAAAGATCCGCAGCCAACGCAGTGCTTACTGAGACAGCCCCGGTATCCTTGTCCACCTTCAGGTAGCGATCAAAGGTGCCCCCAGGTGCCGTGATGAACCCGGTCTCCTTGATCTTATCAAAGGTCACCGACTCATCCGCCAACTTGCCCTCGGTCACCGCCAGATCATTGATCTTGGCCGTGGTCACCGCAGAGTCTTGAAGGGCCGCAGTGTCCACTGCATCATCCGCAAGGTTGGCAGCAGTCACCCCGTCCGTCTTGATCTCGAAGCTGCCCACCGAGTTCTCACTGAGAAGCAGGGTGTTCAGGAACCGAGCCTTGCCAAAGTTCTGGACACTGATGACCGTCCCGTTGGCCGGGAAGTTCGCACCGAAACTCAAGGTGCTGTTGGCACTACCAGCGATCACATTAAAGTCAGTGATCGGGCGCTGCACTACACCCTCGATGGCAACCACCAGATAGTTGGCGTTTAGGTAGGCACCACCAGTCAGCGTGAAGTCACCCGTGGACCCCGTGCCGGTGAACTCCCAGCTTTGGGGAACCCCAGCAACCCCAAACTCTGCGATGTCATCCACGTAAGCCTTGGTCGCCGCATCAGTCCCGGTGTCCGGTGCCTCAACATTGGCGATCCGCTGGTTAGACCCCCCGCGGACAGCAGTCCACACGCCAGCCGTAGCATCCCACTGGAGATACTCAGCGTTCGGGTTGATGTCCCCGCCGTCATCTTCTTCCAGAGCTTCCTGAATCAGATACCAGACCTGCTTCTGGTTCAGGTCCATCTCCGTCTCAGTGATGGCCCCGAAAGACTTGAAGTCCACTGCACGGGCACTGTATTGACGAGGGGTGACCCGACGGATGCGGACCTCATCACCACTAGGCGGTGCCGTGGTGAACACGATGGCCTCGTTGAGAACCTCGTAGTCCGTGCCCTGGTCTTGGGCTACGCCATCGACCGTGACGGTGATGTGGCTCTCCTCAATGTAGTTGAAGAGAGTCCCGAAGTTGGTGGTAGAGCCGTCTCCGTTGTAGAAGGTATAGCTCAGTCCGCTATATGTAGGGGTTGCCATGTTTGGTTATCTCAATGGTTAGGGTCTAGCCACCCAGCAGATCCAGAATCTCATCAGCACCAGCACCGCGCCGCTGCCGTTCCATAATCAACCGCCGCTTTGCGGTTTCCTCTTGGAGTTGGGGGAACTCGTTGAGCACCATCTTCTGAGCCCGACGACGATACTTGTTGACCAACTTGCGGATCTCCAAGACTCGGGGGCTGGTCAGCCCAGACTCCCGATAGCTTTCGGTAGGAAGGCTCTGATACTTCCGAGACTTGATGAGCCTCTCGACAGCAGAGCGGAGCTTGCGGCCACCGATGCTGACCTCGCTTGTCAACTCCTGCCAGCGGTCATAAGCCGACTGGCCCTCAGGGGTGTAGAAGTCCCGGAGATCCACACCGAATCGGTTGGGGTCCGGCTCGTTCATGGGATACATCAGGCTCTCGATCTCCCTCTCGATGACCCCACTGCCCACAGTGTTGACGGAGATGGGCAGCATGTAGTCCACCCAACCGGCGGTCTGGGCCATGCCCTTGCTCATCATCTTGCGGGACAGAGGTTCCCCTAGGAAGTTGCGCTGCTTGTCCATCGTGTCACTCAGGAAGGGAACACGACGCTGGATGGAGTCCATGATGCTGTAGGACTCCTTGAGAGTGGGGTCCATCGCAGCACCAGCACCAGCGATTACGTTGGGGACAACGGTGCCCGCCAAGCGATTCGCCAACTTGCTCAGGTAGCGATCCGGGTCCTTCACGGCACCAGCCAAGTCCACCAGACCAGAGATGTAACTCTTGTCCGAGATGTTCCGCATGACCGACAGCGTTGCAGCATAGGTCAGGTCAGAAAGATCCTGATCCTTGCCTGAGTAACGCGCCAAGTCGCTCATGTCGCCAATGAAGCCCAGCATACCCCCCAAGGGGTCGAGACGCTGGAAGCTGACAAAGGTGTCCCCAACTCGGATGCTATACTCTTGCCACCCAATAGAGCGGAGAGCCTTCTGAGCCTCAGGATCCTGTGGCCCCTTGCCGGTGATGACACCCGTGCCAGCCACCAGCATCGCCGTGCTCGCCAAAGAACCAGCGACCATCAGTTGACCAGCAGTCTCTGCGGCAACCTGAGGGTCGTTGCTCATCAACTTAGCCCTCAGGTCCTGTCCCATCTTCTCCAGAGTGGGGATGCTCTTGCCCGTAGCTCCCTTGATGAGTTTATCGCTCATCAGAGCCAAGGCATTCGTCATGTTCTTGTTGACGATTGGGATCGGCAGACGCTTGTTGGTCTCGATCAGGATGTTCATCGGCGTGCGGATGAACGGGGCGATCAGGCGAACCGCAGGGTAGGCATCTGCCAGACCTTGCAGGTGGGAGCCTGCCTTGGCCAAGAAACCGTCCGCATCCTCTAGGTTCCTAGTGAATGTCTCAGTCTCTGCCAGCTTCATCGCACGCTCTGCGATGTCGAACATGGACTCACCAGGAGCCAAGGGGACCGAGGGGGCCGTGGGACCCACGAAGTCCTCAGGAGTGACATCCGTCATGGCCCGCTGCATCCGAGCCTGGATCTCCTTCTCCCGGTTCATCGGGTTGATGTAGGCATCAACCTCGATCCCCCGCTCGATGTTCTCACGGACGACCTTCTCGGTAGCCGCTTGGCCGTTAATAAGGAACTGACGGGACTTGTGGTGGACCCAGGTTTCCAGGGTTGTCCCGCTGAGACCCAGGTCCATCTCGCCTACAGCGCGGAGATGCTCAGTGATCTCCGTCATGTAGAAGAGTTGCTTGAAGTATTCGTCACTGCCAGCCATGGCCTGTCCAGGCAGGCCGATGATCTTGGACAAGTTCTGAGACAGGGCAGAACCTGCATCCTTAGGCACTGGCAGATCCCGCCGAGCTACCTCATTCATGGCAGATGCTCGGCCAGTCAGGACACTGCGACCCGTCTGAGCGGACACCTTGGAACTCTCCATGATGGTAGAGAGAGCAGGGCTGTCCCGCAGGAGTGCAGTGTTGGACATGATCCCAGCCCGACGACGGGCAGTCCGCATCTGCTGCAAGATGTAGCGAGACATGCTCGCCTTGGCCTCAGGGTTTCTCCGCAGCGACGCTTGCAGCCAAGCACCCGCAGCCTTCTCCAGAGGAGCAAAGATCCCCATGAGACCCGTGGAGATCAGGTTGGTCGCCAAGGTCGCAGGCTTGGACAGCAGGCTGAACATGTAGTAGGGCGTGATGCGATCCATCAGACCCTTCAGTTGATCCCGCGATGCCATCTCGGCGATCTTGAGGCTATCAAGGTCAGCGATCCGACGAGCCATGCGGACCATCTGGGTGCGCCCACCGCGATCAATGACACCCTTGGCGATCTCGTTGGACAGCATCCGGTC